CGAAGGTGGGGAAGAATTTGATGGTGGTTTAAAAACCATTGGCATTTGCTACGGTCGTTGGAATCCTCCGCACAAAGGACATAGAGAAGTTTGGAAAGCTGCTAGTAAGAATCCTATTTGGTTTGTCGGTACTAACGAAAATACAGAAGGTCCTAAAGATCCCCTACCATATGAAATTAAACTACAATGCATGGCCGCTGTATGGCCAGGCGTAGCTAAACACGTAATTCCAGAACAAGATTTGTTTGTTATGGCAACAAACATCTACGAAAAATATGGTGAAAATGTTCACTTAAATGTCTACACCGATGAAGAGTGGCTTGCAAGTGGTTTACAAAAATACAACGGCATGATGAATCAAAAGCACGGCGGTTATAAGTTTGCACAAATTGACTGGAAGAAAACAGAACGTTTAGCCCGTGCAACCGATTTAAGAAAGTATGTTCGTGAAGGAAACAAAGCTGCTTTTTATAAAGATGCTGGAATACCAGCATCTAGCATGATTACTATTGGCGAAAAGGCATATCCTTTATTTGATATTGTTGCTCACTACTTACAAAAGTATCCAGAAAAAGTTGCTAAGAATGCTAAAGCAGCAGTTGCAGAAGGAACTACAAATGCTCTAGGATTAAGAGCATCTGGTATTACAAAAAAGATAGATCCTACACAAAAGGCTGCAATGAAAAATGCTATGACAATGCCTAACTTAAATCAAAGTACAGGTAGTGCATATTTAAATTGGCGTATGGGAGTTGCATTAGCAGGTGCACCTGATTATCCTACACGAGCAGAAGCAGATAACTGGATCGGTGGAGATCCTCTGTTATCCACATATACAGAAGAAGAATTAGAAATGGTTAAAGCAGCAGCTAAGGCAGTTGGTGCAGGTAACATAGAAAACTGGAGTGGAAAGCGCAGTGAAGAAATTCCAGGTGTTAATAAAACTAGCCCTGTAGCAAAACCTAAAAAGAACAAATACGGAGTATAATATGGACGAGAAATTTCACCTAGCATTAAAAACAGCATTCGCTAGTGAATACGCCTTTTATCTAAAGGCACAAAACTTTCATTGGAACGTAGAAGGATCAAACTTTCCTCAATACCATGAACTGTTTGGAAAGATTTACGAAGAAGTAGGCGGAATTATCGATGACTTTGCAGAAAATCTACGCAAGTCAGGAACTTATGCTCCAGCAAGTTTTAGTAAATTTAGTATGCTAACACAAGTAGATGACGAAAATGGTGTACCTGATCCTGGTCATATGTTAGCAGAACTATACAAAGATTCAGAGACAATGGCAGGCGTGTTTAAAGCCGTTTATCAACTAGCGGATCAAGCAGGTGAATATGGACTGAGTAACTTCTTTGCAGATCGTCAAGATGCACACCGTAAGCACAGCTGGATGTTAAGAAGCACACTAAAATAATATGGATGAACTAGCTCAAATTAAAAAGTTAGCCGGTATTAGACCCTTTCCAGGTTTAGTAGAGTATTCTATCGAAGACGGTAGCAATATCAGTTTGACTGGCAATGAAAAAGGCGAGCTAATGAAAAAACACAATATACAACCAGGAACACCTGAATGGTTTCAACTATGGTTTAGTTTACCTAAACTAACTGGTGAAAAACCTGTTGGACCAGGAATAAGAACAAAATCATGAAAGTAATTGAAATTCTACAAGAAACAGCTACAGCAGGAGCAACTAGTGCGGGCAACATTGCAACAGTTGATGCACCTCACATTAGTCCTGGAAAATCTAGAGGTAAGAAAAGCTACATAGGCAATATGTGGGGCGGAATATCAGGAACAAAAGCACCTAAACAGCCTAAAATTAAGCAGAAAAAACGCAAAGATGGTACTGCTGTAAATGCATTAGACCTAAAAGGCACTAGCATTTTTGGTGGTAAGACTATTAAAAGACGCTAAATATACGATAACGGAGTTTTCATTATGCACGACGACATGCAACCAGATAATATGAGCCAAGCACCAATCGGTGCCCATGGAGAATCAGATCGCGAAGGCGCAATGGCCAAAGCGGACCTATACAAACTAGCCAACTACAGTCTAAAACTGTTTAAGAAACTAGACGATGATGCCCAACTTGAAGGATGGGTTCAGGCTAAAATCACTAAAGCTGCTGACTACATTGCCAGCGTATTCCATTACTTAGAATATGAAATGGAATTTAGCGATTACGGTGCTAGATTAGACAACAACGAAATGTATAATGAAAGCCAAAAACTTGAACTTAAAAACAAGTTAATGGAAGCTAAGGCTAAGGTTGCTGAGCTAAAGAAACTTCAAGCTGAAAAAGTAAAAGAAGACCGTAAAGAAGTTACCAAAACTCAACACGGTACTGCTACAGCTACATATGGCGATGATGGCAAACGTAAAGGTGTTGTTCATAAAGATGAAAGAAAATACTCCGATGAAGAACACGGCGAAGTTGCAAGTCTAGCTAAAGGCAAAAGTGCTGCTGAAAAGAAAGCAGACAAAGCTAAAGAAATTAAACTTCCTAAACCAGAAAAAGGAACTCGTGTATGGGGCATGAAAGGTGGAGAGAAGTTTGAAAAGACAGTTAAGGAAGGTGCAAAACCTGACTTTGCAGACTTAGACAAAGACGGCGATGAAAAAGAGCCAATGAAAAAGGCTGCTAAAGAAGCTAAGAAAGAAAAGAAAGTAGACGAAGCATCTGAAGAAAAATGTAACCATACAGCCAAAGGTAAATCATGTCCAGTTCATGGCATGAAAGAATGCAGTATGAAAGAAGATGCTAAACCAAGTGCAGGTATGACTAAGAAAGAAAAGTCATCAACTGTAAAGGCTGCTAAGGCAGGAAAAGATATTGGTAAGCCAGGAAAGAATTTTGAAAAAGTTGCAAAGAAAGCAGGCGGTGGTGAAAAAGGTGAGAAGATTGCTGCAGCCGCTATGTGGAAAAACAAAGCAAAGAGTTTAAAAGAAAGTCTACAGGCACTACTTCCTGAAGCACCATTAAACGAAGAAGATCAAGCACAAGCTCAAGCTGGTTTGCAAGCCTTACTTGACTACGCAAAACAAAATGATCCCCAAGGACTTGCACAGGCTGTACAACAAGGTGGACAGGCTGTAGAAAATTATTTTAAAGATTTAGCAAATAAGATTCCGGCAAATCCTCAACCTACAACACAACCTGGCGCAGGTGCTCCAGCTGCACCAACAGCAGGTACAGAACCAAAAGACATGCCAGCAGCAGGAGAAGTTGAAGCAGAAGAAGGTGCGGCTATGAATTTTGTTAATGGCGTTGTATCAGCAGCTAAACATCCTGGAGAATTTGTACAAGGTGCCGCTAATCAATTAGGTCAAGAAGTTGGCAATGCAGTTAATACTGTACAAGGTGTAGTACAAGGTGCTCAACAAGTTGGTAAGAATGTAGTTCAAGGTGTTAAAGATGTAGCAAATGCAGCTACATCTGGTTATAATCAAGCAAGAAATCCAAAAGGACCAAACCAACCAGTTATGGGACAACCTACTCCCGATCCAAAGCCATCAAACGCTGGTGGATTAAGATCAGCAACACAAGCTGACGTTCGTAAAGAAGATGATTTCCAACAAAAAGTTGCTACAACAGCTGCACAGTTAAGAGAAAATGCAGAGTTTGAACGTTTGATGCAATTTAAACAAAGACTAGTAGGTTAATAGTATGGACATGAAGAAAATTCTACAGGCTATTGATAGCGTTTCTACAAAACCTGTAGAAGATTCTAGTGTACTGACTGAAGGATCTAATCCTCACAAAGTTGCGTTACCGGTACAAATGGCTATGCAACAATATCAAAAGCCCGCTATTAAAAAAGAAAATGTTGTTAGAAAATACTTTGAACAAGTACAAGAAGAAACATTACAACAGCAAACTGAACGTAAACAACTAATTCAGCAGTATGCTCAAAAAATTAGTCAACGTGTTTTAGAAAATCGACGTTATGGTAGCTATGATGCATATCAACGTGATTACGACAGTAGTATAAGTGGTTTTGGGCGCGGTCGCCGAGATATCGACGACGAAGCTAATTTAATGTATATCTACAGAGATGGTCGTTTAAAACAACGAATGATTTCTAATCACGAAGAACGTAGTGCTCATGCAGAAGGATTTCGAGATAGTCAAGAAAAAGCATTAAAAATTCATGGCATTATACGAAGCAAATTTGATCCAAAGAAATGGGTACAAAAACAAGGCACACAATGGATTCAAGTATTCCCATTTGGAAAAACAGACGAGATAAACAAGGAACAGTAAAATGGATTTAAGAGATCTTATTAACAAGTTAGATGCTATTGAACAAACTAAACTACTAGCAGAAGCAGAAGAACTAATGGAAAAGGTTCGCATTCGCTATAGCGATGTTGAAGCTGTTGCAAAACAATATGCTACAGACGACGATGCTAGAGGAAAAGCATTGGCAAAACTGGCTGCTGATAATGGTCTACAAACTTTATTTGATCCTATTAGCGGTGAGCTTGTAAAGGCAGACGGAAGCTATGCATCATTCTTAGGTGCAGACGAAGCTACTGTTAATAGATTAAAAGGTTGGGGTTTACTTCCTTTAAATGCAAAAACATCTAGCTGGATGGGTGCTAGAGGCCAAGATAGAAAAACAGCTATTGGAGACAACCAGTCAGCTCAAGAACGAGACAAAATGGTTGATCGTGCAGAAGAATTAATGAAAAAAGCTATTACTGCACCATCAGCTGCACCAGCTAAAGAAAGCATTGCAGAATCATTATTAGGTAGTTTTGGCTACAAAGTTTCGTTACTAGAATACATTACACCAGAAGAACATGCAGAGTTAAAAGGGCTAGTACAAAAACTTACTCCTTTTGCAAAATCAGATCCTGATTCAGCAGACCTTGTTGCACAATTTAGAGCATACAATCAACAACGAGATGCGTTAATTGCACGTATTAAAGAAGTTATTGCTGCAATAAAACCTGCGGCAACAACATCAACTGCACCGGCTGCACCAGCTGGAGGAGAACGTAGTGGAGGTGCTGGTACACCAGCAAATGAATCATTAGATAATGATTCAGAAATGTTAATGGAATTGTCATTAACACCTCAAGGTCAAAAGGCAGGTGCTAAACTTTTTGAACCAGACTGGAAAGGTTATCTAAGTCCTGAACAAGTAAAACATAATCTCGCATTGTTAAAGAAAGGACATGCTAAACTAGATTGGAGTGACCATTTAGGTAAAACAGTTAAAGACTGGGCTAATATGGCAACTTTTGATCTAGCGGACAAAGCAGCGGCAGCAGCTAGTAGCGCATTTGATCCAAATACCACATACAAAAAAGAACGCGAAAAACAACAAGCGGCTGATAGAGCTTATAACTTAGATCCAAATGCTTTGAATTTACGTTCAGCGGCAAATGCAGTTGGCTGGAAAATGGATCCAAACAATCCAGCTGGAAACATGACTATAGGTGACGTATTAGGCCTTGTAGGCCCTGGCGCTATTACAAGTATGTTTAAAGTAGGTGTGAAAGGTGCTCAAAAACTTGGTATGGGTAAAGTCGGCCAGTTTGTTACAGGTACAGGTGCTGTAGTTGGTACTCAAAAAGCTGTTGATCAAATAGATAAAGCAGCCGGAGTAGATCCTCATCCAGATAACGTTCCGTCAAATAATCCGCAACCACCGAATCCACAACCAGCTAATAACAAATTAAAATACGACGAAGAAGTTAAGAAAATTCAAGATTACTTAGTTGCACAATACGGTAGTGCAAAAAACATATTACCTCGCTTTGGTGCAGATGGAAAACTAGGCAAAGAAACTCAAGATGCTATTGCTCGTGCTAAGAAAGACGGAAAATTAACTGCTGACGGAAAAATACCTTCTGCACCAGATCAAAGTAATGCAGAAACAGCTAGACTACAACGTCAAAATGATGCAGCTCCTTCAGCGTCAGAACCAGATCAAAGTAATGCAGAAACAGCTAGACTACAACGTCAAAATGATGCAGCTCCTTCTGGTCCAACAACGGCTACAAATGCCATGGCAGATTTAGATCCAAAAGTAGTACAAGATGCTATGAAGAAATTAGGAATAACACCTCCTAACATCACTCAAGAGCAGTTAGCAGCATTAATGGATGCTGTAGGAATTAAAGACGGAGAAGAAGTTGCAGATGCAGGTGCTGGAGCAAATGCATCAAATGCTACGGCAGATACAACCGGTGGTCCAAATATGAGTGGCGGACAAGCCGCTCCAACTGTAATGGCAGGTGGTGGTGATGGCGGTCTTGTTCAAGGAACAACTAGAACAGCTGAATCGTCAGACCTAGCTCGCATACTGAAACTATCCGGCTTATATGAAGATGATGATCTTGAAGAGGATCGTATTGGCGGCGGCATGAAATTTGCAAGTTGGGTCATTGATCAAATGATAGCAAGCGGTCCAAGAGGACAACGACTAGCTAAACTTGCTAACGAACCTTTGGCATCCAAAGTTGCTAGTCCCGGTGAACTTCGTGCTGCAAGAAAAATGGCTAGCGATATTGAACGTGCAGGACAAAAAGGTACATCTGCTGCAGAGAAAGGTGTAGCCAATACAGAGAAGGGTGTAGCTAATGCAGAAAAAGGTGTAGCTAATGCAGAAAAAGGTGTAGCTAATGTAGAGAAAGGTGTAGCCGATGCAGAAAAAGTTCTTCCTAAGGTAGGAGACGAGGCTGTTTCTAAATTAACAGCAGATGCTGCTAAGGGAGAAGGATTACTTTATCAAGTTGGAAAATTAGGCGGACGTTTTGTAAGATTTATTAAGAACAATAAATTCTTAACTCTACTAGCCTTGTTGGCAGCATATGGAATTTACAAAATTGTGACAACGGACAAACCAGTCGAACCGCAACCAGGACCAGGACCAGGACCAGGACCAGCACCTGGGCCAGCGCCAGTTCAACCGCAAGTAGATCCAAAAGAAGAAGAACGCAAACGTCAACTTTTAGATCTTGAAAAACTTCTTGCTCAATTATATGGTGGTTGGCCAACTGATCCAGAAACAGCTGAAACAATTAAGGCGGCTGTTGCAGCTGGTGCCAAGGCGCCAGAAGGATTTAAAGAAGGCGGCGTTCAACCTCAACCAGCGGCTACAGCAGGTGGTGATTCAAATGCTAGAGTTTTTGGTAGAGCCGGTGTTAGTGCAAGTGCTGAAGATCTAGCAAAAAAATCAGCTGCAACACCAACATATCCAGGTCAAGGTGTTCGAAGATAACATTTTTAAGCTCATAAAAACGGCAAATTTATTTTGCCGTTTTTTGTCTTTGAGCTTGCATTACTAAGATAACTAATATATAATAGGCATTATTACTAGGAGATTTACATGGCTGGACGCAACTATGGCGCAGAAGAAAAGGCAAAATTGGAACGACTAATTAGCGAAGGTTCCACAGTATTACGTGAAATTGAAGATTTACAAGAAGGCCTAAAAGAAACTGTTAAAGCAGTTGCTGAAGAATTACAAGTAAAACCCAGTGTCATTAACAAAGCAATTAAAATCGCACACAAAGGCGATTGGCAGGCTTACAATGAAGATTGGGAAGAAATTGAAGCTATTTTGGATATTACAAAACGTATCTAAGTATAGTATAATATATGGGTGCGGCAGGCCATAATCTGCCATATTAGGTATTTGCGAGCCGTAAATCGCATGGAGAGAAAAATTTATGTCTTATGTAGACGCTTGGTTTGACCGCGATAATGATATTATTCGTGTTGTTGAACGCAACAAAAAAGGCGAAAGAGAATTTAGAGATATTCCAGTTCGTCACACATTATATGTTAAAGACCCTAAGGGCAAACATATTTCAATCTACGGCGAAGCAGTAAGCCGTATCGTTTGTAAAAATACAAAAGAACTACGTAAAGAAATGGCCATTAATAGTGGCAAAACTCTATACGAAGCAGACATCAATCCAATCTTTGTTACACTAAGTGAAAATTATCTCAATCAAGATGCGCCTAAACTAAATGCTGCATTTTTCGATATTGAGGTAGACTTTGACCCCGAGCGTGGTTACGCAAGTCCAGATGATGCTTTCATGCCAATCACTGCTATTGCAGTTCACCTACAATGGTTAGACACTATGGTATGTTTGGCTATTCCGCCAAAAGGTGTTAGCATGGAAGATGCTAAGGAAATGGTTAAAGACTTTCCAAACACAATGTTGTTTGACAACGAAGCGGATTTGCTCATAGCATTTTTAGACCTAATACAAGAAGCAGATGTATTATCAGGTTGGAACAGTGAAGGCTTTGATATTCCATATACTGTTAATCGTGTTACCAAAGTCCTTAGCAAAGAAGATACAAGACGTTTTTGTTTGTTTGATCAATTTCCTCGTAAACGTGAATATGAAAAATTTGGTCGTACTGCTACAACTTATGACTTAATCGGTCGTGTTCACGTAGACTATCTTGAACTTTATAGAAAGTACACATATGAAGAAAGACACTCCTATCGATTGGATGCCATCGCGGAATACGAACTTGGCGAAAGAAAGACTCAATATGAAGGAACTTTGGACCAACTCTACAACAACGATTTTAAAACGTTCGTCGAATACAACAGACAAGACTGTGCGCTATTGGACAGACTTGATAAGAAACTAAAGTTCTTAGACCTAGCCAACACACTGGCACACGAAAACACAGTATTGTTACAAACAACAATGGGTGCTGTTGCTGTGACAGAACAGGCCATTATTAACGAAGCACATCGTAGAGGATTTGTTGTACCAAATCGTCCAAAGATGAGCGAACGTGAAGATACTGCGGCCGCCGGTGCTTACGTTGCATATCCTAAAGAAGGTATTCAAGACTGGGTAGGATCATTAGATATTAACAGTCTTTATCCAAGTGCCATTCGTGCGCTTAACATGGGTCCTGAAACTATTGTTGGTCAGCTACGTCAAACACTGACTGAAGATTTCTTGCAAAACCAAATGGCAAAAGGCAAGAGCTTTGCGGCAGCGTGGGAAGGTGTATTTGGATCATTAGAGTACACAGCAGTAATGAATCAAGAAATTGGAACTGACATTACCATTGACTGGGAAGATGGAACTAGTGATGTTGTTAGTGCCGCCGAAGTCTATAGATTGATTTTTGAAAGCAATCAGCCCTGGATGCTTTCAGCAAATGGCACTATCTTCACTTATGAAAAGGAAGGAATTATTCCAGGGCTACTAAAACGTTGGTATGCAGAACGTAAAGAAATGCAGGCCAAGTTAAAGGAGGCTATAAATGCTGGTAACAAAATTGAAGAAGAGTATTGGGACAAGAGACAGTTGGTCAAGAAGATTAACCTTAACTCGCTCTATGGCGCCATTCTTAATCCTGGCTGTCGCTTTTTTGATAAACGTATCGGCCAATCTACAACTCTTACAGGGCGACAGATCGCAAAGCATATGGCTGGAAAAGTCAATGAGATTGTTGCGGGAGAATATAACCACGTGGGTAAAGCAATCATCTACGGAGACACCGATTCCTGTTATTTCTCTGCTTATAAGACCCTAAAGAAAGAAATTGATGCAGGTCATATACCTTGGACTAAAGAAACTGTAGTTCAACTCTATGACCAAATCGGCGAAGAAGTAAACACAACATTTCCACAGTTTATGTTAGATGCATTTCATGTACCAAAAACACGTGGTGAAGTTATTAAAGCAGGCCGTGAAATTGTTGGTTCTAAGAGTTTGTTTATTACTAAGAAGCGTTATGCTGTTCTTTACTATGACAAAGAAGGCAAACGTGCAGACGTCGATGGCAAACCAGGCAAGATTAAGGCCATGGGTCTAGATCTTAAACGTAGTGATACACCTGAATTTATTCAAAACTTCTTAAGCGATGTCCTTGAAATGGTGTTAACTGGTGCTACAGAAGAACAAGTATTAGAACACATTACACATTTCCGTACAGCGTTTAAAGCTCGTCCTGGTTGGGAAAAAGGAAGTCCTAAGAGAGCAAATAACATTACTGAATATGAAGCTAAAGAAAAGAAAGCTGGTAAAGCCAATATGCCAGGACATGTCCGTGCAAGTATCAATTGGAATACTTTGAAGCGTATGTACAACGACAAGTACTCGATGAATATTACAGACGGTGCTAAAGTTATTGTATGTAAACTAAAACAAAATCCTTTAGGATTTACTAGTGTTGCATATCCAGTAGATGAATTGCGTTTGCCACAGTGGTTCAAAGATTTACCTTTTGACCATGATGAAATGGAAGCAACTATTATTGATAACAAACTATCCAACCTTATTGGCGTATTGAACTGGGATATTAAATCAACTGAGGAGAAGAACACGTTTAACAGCCTGTTCGAATTTTAATATGAAATTTATAATTGCTGGTTACGGATTTGTTGGTAAAGCAGTTGCTAATGCATTAAAAGATCAGCACGAAATTGTTATACACGATCCGCAGTATACAGATTTTAAAATTATTGATCACCACGATGCAGATGGCATCATTGTATGTGTTCCTACTCCTACAACAGAATATGGAATTTGCGATGCCAGCATAATAGCCGAAGTATTAGATTATGTCCCGGTGTTTATGCCTATTCTTATTAAGAGTACCGTGACACCTGGTATTGTAGAAGGCTTCAAAGAAATATATCCAGATCATAGTATTTGTTACAGTCCAGAATTCCTAAGAGCCAATACAGCTGACAAAGATTTCTTAAATCAAAAATATGTTGTAATAGGTGGAGAGGATCCAGAATGTTTCTGGCAGGATCTATTTCAAAATACATTGCCAAACTGTAAAATGATTTTAAACTGTACCGAAGAAGAGGCTTGTTTAGTCAAGTATAGTGTAAACAGTTTTTTAGCATTAAAAGCCAGCTTCTTCAATCAAGTCTATGACTTATGCGAAAAGACAGGCATGTCTTTTGAAACAGTTAGACATATTATATCACAAGATAATAGAATTGGTTCAGGGCATACACTAGTACCTGGTCCAGATGGATACCGTGGCTGGGGAGGACATTGTTTTCCTAAAGACACACAAGCATTTATTCGATGGGCTAACACTATAGGTGCGCCAATTAGTTTGGTTGAATCAGCAGTCGAATATAACAAAAAAGTAAGAAATGAGCCTTGACTTTTACAAAAAACCTAAATATAATCACTAAACATGGAGAATCATATGAAAGATATTTTACAAGACTTGGTAGCACACACTCATAGCCTAGGATTTATTCCTTTGGTTAAAGTTAGTTCTACTGAACAAGCTACTGAAATCGAAGCTATGGCTGAAGACCGTTCAGTTATTGTTAATGCAAAAACAAAAACACCAGTCGATGAATTTACAGGTGTGTTTGGTATGCCAAACCTAAATAAACTAGACATTCATCTTAAGTGTCCGGAATATAAAGAAAACGCTAAGATTAGTGTTACTAAAGCACAGCGTAACGGAGAAGAAATTCCTACAGGCTTACACTTTGAAAATAAAGACGGTGACTTTGAAAACGACTATCGTTTTATGAATACAGAAATTATTAACGAAAAACTAAAGTCAGTTAAGTTTAAAGGTGCTAAATGGGATATTGAATTTGAGCCAAGTGTTGCATCAATTCAACGTTTGAAGTTTCAAGCAAACGCACACAGCGAAGAAAGTGTGTTCCAAGTTAAAAGCGAAAACGATAATCTAGTATTCAGTTTTGGTGATGCAAGTACACACGCAGGAGAGTTTGTTTTCCAATCAGGAGTTACTGGTAAACTAAAGCAAACTTGGTCGTGGCCGGTTGTACAAGTTATGAGTATTCTTAATTTGTCTGGAAACATTACTATGAAAATTGCGGATGTTGGCGCAATGATGATTACTGTAGACAGCGGTGTTGCTGTTTACGATTACATTTTACCAGCACAGAGCAAATAATATGAATACTACTCAAATAATTTCTGCTAATCTAGCCTTTTTAGTGCTAATCTATGTAGTGTATAGTCGAACTGGTTGGACTAAAGTAAAAGAGTGTTATGGCATGTGGTTTACTAGAGAATACTGGACAGACTATAATACTGTGGAATTCATTAGTTGGGCGGCAAAGGCTGTTATTATTATTCCAGGATTAATTTTTGGAATCAGTCTTTGGTACTTATATTTTTTAACTTTAGCAACTAGTTTAGCACTTATATGGGCTAGTAATAAAAAGTTTTTACCTACACTAGTTGGGTTTAATACTATTTGGACTTGGATTAGTTGCATGGTATTGGCACAACACTTACTAAAATGAAACTGCCTAAATTATTTAGATGGACAGAATTTGAAACTATTCCCGAAGGAATAATGGCTCACGAAATTAAGGATGAGAAGATACGATTAGAAATTGCAGCCAACTATAATAAACTATACAGGCCACCAATGACTCCGTTCACTCATCCAGAAAAATACGATCCTCTTAATCCTCCAACAGGTTGGGCATACGATCCGTATTATGAATGTTGGATACAGCGAGATGAATAAAAATTTAACGGCGGCACAAAACGACTATGCATACTTTTTGCCAGCAACAAGCGGCTTCTATGCTACTTTTATCGGCAAACAGCGTTATGGCAATTATGTTGATCCAGCACGTATACCTGCTGTATGGAAAAATGGTGTTGAAAGTTTAAATTATCTAGATCCTGACAAAGGATTATTTTACTACGATCATTGTTTGTATAGCGCAGGACATGCAAATCTAGACCTAAACAAACAAGACGACGGCGAGGATATGTTCCGTAATCGCAATCGTAATACTAGTTGGGTACTAGGTGATTCAGGCGGCTTCCAAATTGGTAAAGGTGTGTGGGAAGGGGACTGGAAAAATCCTAACTGTCCTAAAGCACAAAAGAAACGTGAACAAGTTCTCAAGTGGATGGATGCACTTATGGACTATGGTATGTGTCTCGATATCCCGGCATGGGTTGCTCGTAGTCCTGCTGGTCAAAAAGCTACAGGCATTACAACATACGCAGAAGCAGTTCAAGGTACTTATATTAACAATGATTGGTTTGTAAACAATCGCAATGGTAATTGTAAATTCTTAAATGTTCTCCAAGGTGAAAATCATACTGATGCAGACGATTGGTATGATAGAATGAAAAAATATTGCGATCCTAAAGTCTATGGTGACCGTGCATTTAACGGTTGGGCTATGGGCGGACAGAATATGTGCGATGTACACTTAGTCTTAAAACGACTAGTGGCACTGAGATTTGATGGACTATTAGAAAAAGGCCAGCAAGACTGGATGCATTTCTTAGGTACATCAAAATTAGAGTGGGCACTATTGCTCACAGACATTCAACGTGCTGTAAGGAAATATCATAATGAAAACTTTACCATCTCTTTTGATTGCGCCTCACCGTTCCTCGCAACTGCAAACGGACAAATCTATGTCCAAACAGAAATCGAAGACAGGAAAAAATGGCTCTACAGAATGTTGCCGTCTATTGATGACAAAAAATATGCAACAGACACAAGGCTCTTCCAAGACGCAGTAATTCAGGATAACTTTTTCCAGTCATTTACAACTAGCCCTGTTATGGACGGTGTTCCTATTAAGGATATTTGTATATACAAACCTGGCGACCTAAATAAGATAGGCAAAGAAGGTAAAACATCGTGGGATAGTTTCAGTTATGCTATTATGATGGGTCATAATGTATGGCAACATATCAATAGCGTACAAGAAGCTAATCGTCAATACGATGCAGGCTTATGTCCAAACATGTTAGTTGAAGAACGTTTCCAAAGAACCTACTTCAAAGATGTAGTTGAAGCTGTGTTTGCAACTTCTAACAGAGGCGATGCAGAAGCCATTATTGACGAATTTGACAGATTTTGGCAAGCAATACCTGGAACTAGGGGTGCTGTTGGTAAGAAAACGGTTAATGCTAGTACCAAATACTTCGAATTGTTTGACGAAGTAGAAGAAGATAGTGTACAATCACATGACGACGGTGAATTCACCGACGAGGAAGAATCCAAATTAGACCAGCTAGAATTACAGGTAAAAGAATGACACTACCAGACGAACGTTATCGTGCCGTTATACAGACTCGCAGATTTTTGTTAGACTTGTGCAATCCACAGCATACACCAAGAGTTCCTAAAATTATTAGAGAACATGCTCATTCTATGCTACGACACTACCCTAGTGACTGGGATATGACTCGTGCCGCAGAAGGTGCGCCCGATGTGTTTCAAGAACGTATGGAAGCAGTTACAAGACTAATGGCTCAATATGAACAATCAAAAAAGGAAAAAATATGAGAAGTTTAGTTGTTGGAATGGGTTTTGGCCAATTGTACAAATCCATTTTATTAAAACTCAACCACGAAGTTATAACGGTTGACGGGGATATATCAAAAGGTGCCGACTTCCCAACTATTGAATCGGCTATTTTTTCTTATGGTAGATTTGATACTGTAAACATTTGTACTCCAAATTGTACTCACTTGGATATTGCAACTAAACTTGCCCCGTTTAGTAAAATTATTTTTGTTGAAAAACCTGGTGTTAAAGATAAAACATCGTGGCAGAGCCTGATTAACAATTTTCCAAATACTCGTTTTATCATGGTTAAAAATAACATGTGGCGAGATAACATATCTGAACTACAAACAAAAGCACAGTCTGCAAAATCGATTAAAATAAACTGGATTAACAAAGATCGAGTTCCAAATCCAGGTAGTTGGTTTACTAATAAAACATTAGCATATGGAGGAGTGAGCCGAGATTTAATGCCACACTTACTAAGCCTGTATGTTGCATTAAATCCTAATTGGCGAACAGATATGCTAAATGGCTATAGTTCCATGACTCGATGGAGTTTAGAAGATATTGCAAATACTAATTACGGAACTGTAAATGTTGACGGCGTTTATGATGTAGATGACAAGTGTCATTTTTCTTTTGCTAGTAAATGGAATCTTGAAGCAGATTGGCGTAGAATAACAGAAGAAAAAATAAACATTGAGTTTATAAATCAAGATAAATCAGTTGATATTATAGAGTTAGGACTATGTCCAGAATATGCATACGAATTAATGATTAAAGATGCGATAGGAAACGTAGATAACGATAATTTCTGGAATGAACAATTAGAGATTGATTTGTGGATTCACGAAAGAATAGAAAATATATGATAGTTCGTTGCTTACAAACATTGGGTCAAGGTCGTTTTGAAGAAGTAACATATGAACTTCCTTCATTAGGACCAACAGATATCTGCGTCCGTGCTATTATGACTGGTGTATGTCGTAGCGATATTGATATGATGCAAGGTAACTTTGGACCATTGCCTCTTAGTATGCAAGGACACGAAGGATTAGGACAAGTTGTAGACGTCGGGTCTGAAGTCACCAATGTAGAAAAGGGCAATTTTGTAGCCACTAGAGGCGAGCCAGCATACGCAGACTATTATAATGTTCGTAAAGATGAGTATGTACAAATACCAGAAGCACATCCTCGCTATATTATCGAACCTGTTGCTTGCGGAATCAACGCAGTAGATGTTGCAAATTGTTCTAAGCAAGACAAGATACTTATAATTGGAAGTGGATTTTTAGCGTGGGTAGCTTATCATACTTTAACTAAATTTAAACATTGCGAAAATGTAGATGTAGTAGGTTCTAGTAATATCGACTTATGGGGAGATATACTATTAGTTAGTACTAGTGAAAGTTACGATGTAGTTATTGACTTGTCTGGAAAATATGAACTAGGCATTGATATAAACCTAAATAATAATGCGTCGATTGTTGATGCTGTTGGCAAAGCCGTAAGTAAAGAAGAAGCCCAGCAACAACTTTGGAAGGCTTGCACTACAATCAAACCAAGTCCACGCAATTCAAATTTTCATCAATGTATGAAAGATGCAGTTTGGATGATAGAAAACGGTAAACTAGAGGTTGATAATTTTTGGACAAAAGGTTATAATAGAAACACAGAGTGGCAACAGGCATTTGCGGATGGTGTGGATCGTCCAAATGGCTACAGTAGAGGTTATATCAAATGGGATTAAACACTGAAGAACGACAAGGTGTTACATACTTTACAGGTTACGAAGTAGAGCATACTGTTGCTTATGGAATGTACACACTATTTGTAGTTGGTACACCTCCTCTAGAAGAAATACTACGTATTGCTGGAGACACACAGGCATATCTAGATGAAAGCAAACGTATTAAACAAATTTACTTTGGCACCAGTCAAAGTTTTAATCCTAAATCCATCTCACACGAAGAATATAAACGCTGGGACGAAGTCATTGTAGGTTGTCTAAAGGAAGGTTACTGGGTAGCATTAGACTTTGGTGTAGAACACATCGAAGGTGTACTGGAATCTTGTTATAATGAATATCCTAAATTTATTCCTATGATTAGTGTAAAGTTGCCCTACATTAATCAACTAAACTATAATGCAACACTTAAACTAGATGACCGTACATGGGGTGCTACAAATCCCGGTGTATGGACACATCACTTACACAGCCTAATGAGTAAAGATAAATTTACATATTGGGATCAATATACGCAAGACAAAGAAATCAAATGAAAATTAAACAAGACATTCGACCTAACAAAATGATCTGGGTAACTTTCCGCAAGGAAGGTATTCATAAATATCCTGCGGCGCTAACAGATCCTGCGTTAGCAACAGGAGACGAATATGACGTATCATTTTTGGGTTATCCTCATCGCCACATCTTTCATTTCAGGGTGTGGATCAGTGTGCAACACAATGACAGGGACATCGAATTCATCCAATTCAAACGATGGCTCGAGTCGCTGTATAATGGTCAAGGTGCCGTTTTAAGCCTTGATTATAAGAGTTGTGAAATGATGTCTGACGATTTGTACGACATCATTGAGCAAAAGTATCCAGGCCGCGAGGTTTGGATTGAGGTCTCCGAAGACGGAGAAAATGGTTCATTCATAAAATACTAATAAGAGGCTATAATGGCTAAGAACTACAACGATTACAGTTACTTTGAAAATCGTCCCGATGTTGTCAAAATTTTTGATGACTTAGATAAACTTCTCGACTTCTGTCGATTTGAAATGCTTCCATATAACGAAGCAGATTTATATAATCGCCAATCTAGAGTATGGCAACAATACGAGCGTAGCACACGACCACGTAAGCCATGGAACGGTGAGAAAAAACAATGGAATGGCGAACGCAAGCCGTATCAAGGAAAACGTCACAATGGCGAACGTTTTTCTAATTGATTTAGAAGCTGTAGAAACAAGGTACACGGGTCAATGGAAGACCCATGTACCACATCTTTTACGAAAGGCAGGTCATAATGTTCAAATTATCTCTGGTCCTACGGACATTCCTAGTGCCACTACTCCTGGCGCCTTTCTTAATTTTGGCGGCACTAATATCTATAAGTCTAGCCAAGTTGAGCAAATGGGGCGTTTATTTTGTAACGGAACCGTTTGTTCCGGTGATCACTTTATCTTTACTGATGCTTGGCATCCTGGTATCATAAACTTAAAATACATGAGTGAGTTACTGAATATCCCAGTAACCACACATGGTTTATGGCATGCTGGATCATACGACCCGCAAGACTTCTTGGGTCGTCTCGTTGGTAATAAGCCTTGGGTTAGACATGCAGAGAAAAGTTTCTTTGCAGCGTTTGATCATAACTATTTTGCTACTAACTTTCATATCGACATGTTCCATCATAATTTACTCAATGACGGAATGGTTGAAAATCCTTGGGAAGAGGAAGATAAAGCAGATATGTTAGAATCTAGCAAATATGTACGCACAGGCTGGCCAATGGAGTATATGGAAGATACATTAAAAATGTATAAGAATATGCCTAAGCGTAACCTTATTCTTTTCCCGCATCGCATCGCACCCGAGAAGCAAGTTGAGATTTTTCGAGACTTAGCTACACACTTACCGCAGTATGAATTTGTAGTGTGTCAGGATCAACAGCTAACAAAAAATGAATATCATAACTTGTTAGGCGAAGCAAAGATAGTGTTTAGCGCAAACTTACAAGAAACTTTAGGCATTAGTTGCTATGAAGGTGCGGTGGTTGACGCTATTCCTATGGTTCCGGACAGACTTAGTTACACAGAAATGTATTACGACACATTTAAGTATCCAAGTACTTGGACAGAAGATTTTAAATCTTACGAAGCATCTAGACCATTTTTATGCAGTAAGATTATACAGTTTATGGAAAACTATACAAAGTTTGTTCCAACTGTACACAAACAAGCGAGAGATTTACATGAACAATTCTTCAGCGCAGACAACTTACTCAAGCTCATCGGTTGATGTTTTAGATTTTTCATCATTGGATACTATTACTATTACACAACCGACAATTATAGGCGGGGCAGGCGGCTTCGGTGGTGGCACTGGGTCATATAGCACGGTTACACTTGGTGGTAGCGGTGCTTCAGGAACATATACAATATCAAACGGTGGTGCTGGATCGATATCGATTGGTCCTATCACAAGCATAGATGTTAGTTTGTTCCCTACTGAATGGGAAAATAGTTTTCCCGACTGGAATAGAATTCAAAAAATGTGCGAAGAATATCCCGGCCTCAAAATTGCTTTTGAAAAATTTAAAACAACTTATTTGTTAGTAAAGGATGACTATGATGCTCCACCGAATAAAAAAATTCGTCCTTAATTGGTTAGAGGCGCATGATCGAAAAAGAATTATTATGGATCGTCAGTGCAACGAGCCATTACTTACACGATACTACCTTTTTCTAAAAGATCGTAAAACATTCCCGTTTAACGTATTCTTACATAAATTTCACAAAGGTGATCCTGGTGATGTACACGATCATCCTTGGCCATATGCAACACTTATACTTGCAGGCGGATACTACGAATGGGTTCCAGAATTTAATACTAAAGGCGAAATGATTGGTGAAATTCGTCATTGGAGAGGTCCTGGCCATTTTCGTGTTTGTAGTTCTAGCAGTTATCATCGAATTGAACTTCAAGAAGGGATAACTCCGTGGACTTTGTTTATGCCAGGTCCGCAAAAACGAGAATGGGGTTTTCTCGTAAAAAATAAATGGATCCATAATGAGTTATACTTACATAACAAACAACACAGCAGCAACATCTAACATAACATTTGCTAACGGAACAACATCAAGCACATGGGTTAATCCTGTTTTAACTGTCCAAAATGCTCCAGCAGGATTAGAAGTTAAAGGCAACGTGATTATAAATGGTCAAGATTTGGAAGAACGATTAAAGACAATTGAAAAGGTATTGACTATTCCTGAACGAGATGTTAAACTAGAAGCTAAACATCCAAAACTCAAAAAGATGTATGACGACTATATTAAGGAATTATCCAAATATAGAATGTGGGAATCAATCAAAGGAGAAGAAGAATGAGAGAATTACACCCAGACGTTGCTCACACAGCAAAAGAAATGGTTATTAAAGAAAGTGAAGGTTTTAGACTTCGCTTAGAAAAATGGGAAGCTATTAGTCCTAAAGGATTATTCAATATTGATTTAATCCAAGAAAGTCTAGGTAAAGATGGTGAAGTATGGCAATCTAGCACATATAATTTTCACATGACTAAAGAAGAATTGCAGTCGTTGGCGTACGGGCTAACTGCATGAAGAAAGTTTACTATAGCTGGAAGCAAGTCGAAGGAGCAGTATTAGATATTGCTCGCCAAATGTCTGCACATAATTGGAAGCCAGACTATATTGTTGGTATAACCCGCGGTGGGCTTGTTCCTGCTAACTTGTTGAGTCAATACACCGGTATTAAGATGCATACTCTTAATGTCAGTTTACGTGACGGCGAAGGCGGCGAAAGTAACTTGTGGATGGCAGAAGATGCTTTTAAAGGCAAACAAATTTTAATTGTAGACGATATCAACGACCAAGGATCTACAATTAATTGGATTAAACAAGATTGGCCTAGTGGCTGTTTTCCCGATGATCCTAAATGGAAACAGATTTGGGGCGATAGTGTTCGCT